TATTGCAGGGCATACACGTTTAGAAGCGGCTAGAACTCTGGGCATGGATAAAGTGCCAGTTCAGATTGCTGAAGATTTGACGGACGCACAGGTTAAAGCGTATCGGATTGCAGACAACCGAGTCAGCCAAGAGGCCGAGTGGGATTTGGATTTATTAAAGTTGGAACTCGCTGACCTTGATAATCTGGATTATGATTTATTGCTCACAGGGTTTGATGATGACGAACTAAACGGCATGTTAATCGAAGCGGTAGAGGAAGGCTTTACTGATGAAGATGATGTGCCTGAGTTACCTGATGAGCCAGTGAGCGTATTGGGTGATATCTGGACGCTTGGCAATCATAGGCTCATGTGTGGCGATAGCACTAGCATTGATGCGGTTGAGAAATTAATGGATGGTGGCAAGGCTGATATGGTTTTCACTGACCCACCTTACAATGTATCATTTAACGGACGCTCTGGTAAATTTGACGTTATTAAAAACGATAATTTAAAAGCTGAAGATTTTGAGGATTTTATATCAGAGTGGCTTAGTTGCTTTGAGGCGCACAAACCCAATACTTATTACATATGTTGCAACTGGGCATTTTACGGAATACTTCAAAATGCTCTAAAACCAAAGGCGTGTATAGTGTGGGCTAAAAATGTTTTTGGTTTAGGGCAGGGGTATCGACATCAGCATGAGTTTATTTTATTCGATGGTTTTATTGAGCAATCAATAAAAAATGAATCAGATTTATGGAATATTGCAAAAGACAAAAACTATATGCACCCAACTCAAAAACCTGTTGCAATATCTGAGCGAGCCATAAGTAACAGCACAAAGGCTACAAACACAGTTTTAGATTATTTCGGCGGCTCTGGCTCAACACTAATCGCTTGTGAGAAAACTGGACGCATAAGCAGAATGATGGAACTGGATGAAAAATATGTCGATGTGATTATTAATCGCTGGCAGGACTTCACAGGCAAGGTAGCAGTCCACGCAGAAACAGGCAAAACATATAACGAAATGAAAGCGGAACGCGATGGCGGCAAATAATACAGTCCCACTCGCAACCGTTGCAAAGTTGTTAGACCTAACAGAGCGCAGAGTTAATCAGCTTGCAAAAGATGGCGTGTTGCCAAAGGCGGCTCGCGGTAGATATGAACTCGTTCCGGTTGTTCGCGCATACATTCATTACCTGCGCCAGAAAGCAGTTAACAGTGATGTCGGCGGTGATGATTACGCCGCCCATCGTGCAAGGCTTACAAAAGCAAAAGCTGATATGGCTGAGATGGAACGCGAACAGATGTCAAACGATTTGATACCTGTTGAGGATGTAAAAGATGCGTGGGAGGTGATGGTATCAAATATGCGTTCTAGAATATTATCAGTCCCGACTAAGGCGGCGACCACAGTGTTTGCGGCAAACGATATAACTGAAGCAAAAAAGATATTGAAGGAAAGCGTCAATGAAGCACTCGCGGAACTCGCGGCAGTCGAAATCAAAACGGCTAACCCTATCCGTTCCTCCATCGTTGAGCCAGATAACGGCGCAAACGATGAAGGCTCTAGCACCGCCGCCCGAACTAAAAATAAGTGAATGGGCTGACCAGTATCGCGTCTTAAGCCGTGAAGCATCAGCCGAGGCTGGCACATGGTCAACAGAACGTGCGGAGTATCAGCGCGGCATTATGGATGCCATAACTGATGAAAAGATTGACGAGGTTGTGGTTATGTCGTCCGCACAGGTTGGCAAGACTGAAATAATATTAAACACCATCGGATATTATATATCGCAGGATGCATCGCCTATAATGTGCATTCAGCCCACGCTAGATATGGCGGCAACATTCAGTAAAGATAGGCTGTCACCTATGTTGCGCGATACGCCTGTCTTGACTGATAAGGTAAAAGACCCACGCAGTCGTGATTCAAATAATACGACCTACCATAAAACATTTGAGGGCGGTCACATAACACTGGTCGGCTCTAACTCAGCCGCATCGTTGGCATCGCGTCCAATCAGAGTTTTACTATTTGATGAGGTGGACAGATACACAGTGACAAGCGAGGGTGATAGTATTGCATTGGCAAAAAAACGTGCCATGACATTTTGGAATAAAAAAACAGTTATGGTAAGCACCCCAACTAATGAAGGTTCATCAAGAATTGCATCAGCATTTGAAGAAACCGACAAACGCGAATATCATGTCCCTTGCTTTGAGTGTGGCGAAGACCAAATCTTAAAGTGGAAGAATGTTCACTGGGAACAAGATAAGCCGGAAACAGCTTGTTATACTTGTGAGCATTGCGGTGCGATATGGGATGATGCGGCTCGGTATAGGGCAATACGCAGGGGACACTGGCGAGCCACCGCGCCAGACGTAGTCGGGAAGGCGGGTTTTCGACTATCCGGCTTATATTCCCCGTGGACAAGTCTTGAAAATGCTGTTAGGGAATTTCTCGAAGCCAAAAAACTTCCTGAGACATTACGCGTATTTGTAAACGCATTTTTAGGTGAAACGTGGACTGATGAAGGTGAGCGTGTCGATGATTTCGATATTGCTTCCCATCGTGAGGATTACGGCGAAAAAGTGCCTGAAGGAGTTGTCGTTTTAACGGCTGGCTGTGATGTGCAATCTGACCGCTTAGAGGTTGAGGTTGTTGGTTTTGGTGTTGATGAAGAAAGCTGGTCAGTTGACTATAGAACGCTTTACGGTGACCCTAATTCTGCTGGGGTATGGGCTGAACTTGACGCATATCTTTCTCTGACTTGGGAAAGAGAGGATGGTGTTGAACTAACTATCAAGGGCTCTTGCGTTGATAGTGGCGGTCACCATACTCAGAGCGTGTATAGATTTTGCAAGCCTCGACTAGGTAAACGTATCTTTGCCATCAAGGGTATTGGTGGAGAAGGCAAGCCACTTCTGAACGGCAGACCATCGACCAATAATAATTTAAAATGTAAGTTGTGGAGCATCGGCGTTGATACTGCGAAAGAGATTGTTTATTCGCGGCTTAAAATTAAAGAGCAGGGCGCAGGGTACTGTCACTTTCCGCAACATTACACAGATGAATATTTTAAACAGCTAACGGCTGAAAAAGTAGTTAAGAAATACCACAAAGGCTTCCATCGCAGAGAGTGGATAAAGGTGCGACCTCGTAATGAGGCACTTGACTGTAGAGTATATGCTCTCGCGGCATTGAATATATTAGGAATATCAGTTAATATGCTTGCACAGAAGTCTGGTAAATCAGGCGTAAAGGATGTCGATATTGAAAAAGCTAGACCGAAAAGGCGGCAAACGCCTCGGAAATCTGGCAATTTTGTGCAGGGTTGGCGATAGTGGCGCAGAAGTTTAAAGTCTATACGGTTCGTGATAAACTCAAGGTAAGACGTAAAGGCAGACATTCCAAACGAGTGAAAGCGCGAGACAGAAAGCAAAGTTTTTTTACTGGAGGTGCTTGTCGTGCCTAATTTATTTGATGCCGCAAATGCACCAGTCGGTGTTCCTGAAGAAGTCTTTATCGGTGATTTTATTCAGTTTAAGATTACCGACTTCTCACAAGATTATTCAAACTCATTATTCACGATGCGGCTGGTTGCTAGAATATCAACTGGCGGTAACACAGAGATAACAATAACAGCAAGCGCATCAGATGATGATTATTTGTTTTCTGTTGCGTCTGCGACTAGCGCAAATTATACAGTCGGTGATTATCACTATCAAATAGAGATTGAAAGAAACAGCGACAACGAGCGCATCGTTGTTGACCGTGGTCAAATCAAAGTTTCAACAGATTATGATAACAATGTTGACCCCCGCCATCACGCTGAAATTATGCTTGGAAAAATACAATCTATTTTGGAAGGCAAAGCCGATACTGATGTTTCAAGTTACTCAATCGCTGGACGTTCATTAACAAAACTGGGCATCGATGAATTATTGCAGTGGCGTGATTACTATCGGCGTGAGGTAAATGAATTAAAGAAAAAAGAAAAAATCACTCATGGTCGCAAAACTAAATCAACAATTCTTGGAAGGTTTTAATCATGGGCATTTTAGATTTTCTCGCTCGTTCAGAAAAGCCAAAACAGGTAAAGTATAAAAATCTGTATCGCAACTATGCTGGCGCAAACTCTGGCAGGCT